CAGGTGAGGGGAAAGCCGATGAAGATCAACTGGGAAATCGTGCTGGCGGCCTCGTTCGCCGCCATCGGCGTGATCGAGTACGTGAAAGGCTTTTTCAAAGAGGCTCCCGGCAAGGCCTGGCGGCTGCTGCTTCCGGCCCTCTGCGTGCTGTTTTCCGCCCTCGGGGCGCTGCTGCCCTCCTGGGTGATGGGGGGCGTGCTTGCCCTCGCGCTGTCGCAGGTTGGCTACGACATCATCATTTCCACGGTCAAGGCCCGCATCGGCGCCGGCCTTCCTGGAGGCGGAAAGTGATCTACGCGCTGGAGTCTCGGGCGCTGGCCCGCCGCATCGCGCTCGCCGCGCGTGCCATGCCCGTGCAGGCCGCCGCAGCCGTTCCCGCGGCCGCCGCGGCGGTCACCTACGCGGTCGAGGACGGGGTGGCGCGCATCCCGGTGCGCGGAGTGCTCGCCGACCGCCGTAGTTGGCTCGATGAGCTGTTCGGCGACGGGCCGGAGTTGACCTACTCGGAAATGGCCGACGCGATTCTGGCGGCCGCCGATGACGCGGGCGTGGAGTCGATCATGCTGGACGTCGACAGCCCCGGCGGAGAGGTGGCCGGCATCGACAAGGCGATCGAGGCGCTGCAGCTGGCCCGATCGGTCAAGCCGCTTCGCGCGCAGGTCGGCAGCATGGCCGCCTCGGCGGCCTACTGGATCGCCAGCCAGGCGCAGGAGATCCGGGCCGACAGCGAGTTGAGCCAGGTTGGAAGCATCGGGGTGGCCGCGGCCGTCTACCAGCCCGACGGTGTCTACCAAATCGCCAGCTCCGCCGCGCCGCGCAAGCGCCCCGACGCCTCCACGGAGGCCGGCCAGGCCGTGATCCGCGACGAACTGGATGCGATCCACGCGGTGTTCGCCCGCCAGGTGGCCGAGGGCCGAGGGGTGGACGTGGAGAAAGTGAATTCGGAGTTTGGCCAGGGCGGCATCGTCCTGGCGGCCGACGCGGCCGCGCGCGGCATGATCGATGCAGTGAAAAAACTACCCGGCGTCGCCGGGGCAAAGCCCGCAGGGGCGAAAGAAGAAAAGGGGGTCATAAGCATGACCATCGACCAAATCAAGGCCGAAGCGCCCGACGCCGCCGCCGCCCTGCGGGACGAGGGAGTACAGGCCGAGCGCAGGCGTGTGGCAGGTCTGTCGGCATGGAAGGGCATCAACGCCGACGCCGACAAGGCCGTCGAGGAGGCGATCGCCTCCGGCAAGAGCTACGAGGAGGTGGCCGCGCAGCTGGCCGCCGCTGTGGCGAAGGGCAACAGCAAGACCGCCGACGGGGACAACGCCCCGGCGGTCGCCACCGGTACCGCCGTCAACGGCGCGAACGCCACCGCGACCACCGTCGCGGGCATGAGCGAGGCCGACGTGGCCGCGCTGCGCGCCGCCGGCATGACCGATGAAGAAATCCGGGCGTATGCCCCGAAAGGAGTCTGACCATGGCGCTTTCCGCTGACCGGCCCTACGAGACCTCGGGGGCCATGGAGTCGATCCGGGTCAAGTTCAAGACCAACGACATCTACTACAAGGGCGCGATCATCAACATCGACGCCGACGGGGTGGGCGTGGTCGCCGGCGACGTGGCCGGGCAGGGCAAGCTGTCCGGCATCATGACCAAGAAGCTGGACAACACCGGCAAGACCGAATACGGCGAGATCGAGATCGGCAAGGTGTGGATCCCGAACGCGAACGCGGCTCAGACCGACGTGGGCGAGTACGTCTACGCCACCGCCGACGACACGATCGCCACCAGCGCGAGCAACGCCGACCCGTGCGGCCTGGTCGTCGACGTGCGCGTCGGCGTGGCCTTGCTCGTCGATTTCCGCCGCAGCACCAAGAAGACCGCCCTGTCCTGAGCGGACGGGCATCCATAAGGAGATAGAAAGATGGTCAAGGGAATGAGCCTGATCGCCCTGATGGCGCTGTTCCGCAAGGAATACCACAACGCCGTCAGCGAGTACGCGAATACCAACGCCTGGGACGCGATGGCCGACATCGGCACCGAGATCCCGTCCACCGGCCCGGCGGAGGACTACCGCTGGCTGCAGGAGATGCCGGAGTTTGAGCAGTGGATCGGCGACCTGAACGCAGCCGACCTCAAGGAGTACGCCTTCGCGATCACCAACGAGCCGTTCGCGGCCGCGGTGGGCGTGCACGTCGACGAGCTGGAAGACGACCGCGACGGGATCATCCTGCAGCGGATCCGATCCATGGCCGGCGGCGAGCGGCGCAAGTGGGGAAAACTCCTGCACACGCTGCTCTTGAACGGCACCAGCGGCCTGGCCTACGACGGGGTGGCCTTCTTCAGCAACGCCACCGGAGACCGCCTCAACGACAACCTGCTGGCCGGCACCATCAGCGCCGGGACGCCCACCGTGGCCCAGGCGGCCGCCGACGTGTCGACCGTGCGCAAGGCGATGCTCGGCTTCACCGACAGCCGCGGCGAGATCGTCGGTATCGTGCCTGACACCTGGGTGATTCCGGCGAATCTGGAGAACGTGTTCATGACCCTCATGAACAGCACCTCCGATCCGACCACCAGCAACTCGGGCACGCAGAACCCGTACCGCCAGTATATCCAGCGGGTGATCGTCGATCCCGGTCTTACCGACGGCAACGACTTCTACGCCCTCGCGACCCGCTACAGCGTGGGGCCGTTCGTCAAGCAGATGCGCAGCCCCGTGGAGACCTTCCTCGACGAGACCGGCCGCTACAAGAACGGCCGCCTGGTGTTCGGCGCGAAGTTCCGCGGCAACGTGGGCTACGGGCTGCCGATCATGGCCGCCAAGGTCGTCTCGAGCGTGTCCTGATGGATCGCGGGCGGGGCCTTCGCGGGCCTCGCCCGATCTTGAAAACGAGGTGAACGGAACATGGCCGACATGGTGAAGGTGCGGTTTGAAAACGGCTACGAGGGCTCGATGCGCTCAGACATCGCCGCGGTGCTGGCCAAGCGCAAGCAGCTGGTCATCCTGCGCGACGAGGTGGCATCTGCGGCACCGGTGGAGGTGACGCCAGAGGTGCAGCCTCCGGAGGTGGAGCGCCCGAGCCGCACCTCCCGCAAGGGGCGCAAGTGAACCTGCGCACCCTGGCCGAGGCCGATCAGGCGATCCTCCTGGAGGACGACCTGGCAGGCTTCGCCGTGGCCATCACGCTCACCGACCTGCTCGGCCGGCGCTACACGCTGAAGGGCCAGTATCACCGCATCGGGGTGGACATCAACCCGGAGACGGGCCTGCTGGTGCCGGGCAACAAGTCGGCCGTCACCGTGCGCCTGGCCAGCCTTTCCGGCGCGCTGCCGGAAGCCGACTGGACGGTGGAGACCACCGACATCGGCGGGGCGCCGGTCGTCGGCAAGGCCAACCACGTGCTGCTCGACCGCACCGCCGGCCGGGCGACGATCATCATGAGGAAGTGAGGCCAGATGCCCATCATCGCCCGCAGCGCCGACGACATCCTGATCGACCGCATGGTGGCTACCCTGCAGGCCTTCTCGGCCCGCGAGGCGGCCCTCGATCCGGCCGTCTGTTTCCGCGTGCACCGCGACCAGCTGCGCCCGCCGGCGCTGCGCGAGCTGCCGCTGGTCAACGTGTGGCTGGAGAGCCTTGCCCCGTCGACCGACGGCGCGGCGCGCACAGTGGGCCAGGAGGTCGCCACGATCAACCTGGACTGCTACGCGCGCGGGCTGGAGCGGATGGGCACGGGGGCCGATGAGGCTGCCGCCGCGCGCCTGTACTACCTGAAACACCAAGTAAAAACCGCCCTGTTTAACCTGATCAGCAGCGATTTCGGCCTGCCGGTCGGCACCATCGCCCGCCGGAGATGGCCGCGCTATGCGGCGATGCAGCCTGACCTCAACGATCCGGAGGAGCAGGTCGTGGCCGGCCGCTGGATCGTGGAAGTCGAGTACGCCTGGGAGCCGGAAGACATCACCGGCGTCACGCTGGACGAGATCGCGGTATCGCAGTCGAGCCGCGCCACCTGGTCCGCAGTCTACAGCTACACGGAGGAGGCCTGAACATGGCTATCGATTTTTCGCTCGTACCGGGAAGCGCCGTCGCATCGGCGGTTTTCGTCGAGCAGGCATACAAGAGGTCGGGCGTCGGTGGGCTGAAGCTGCCCCAGCGCGTGGCGCTGCTCGGCCAGTACAACAGCGGCAAGACGCCGACCGAAAACAAGCCGCTCGCGATCAGCAGCGCCGACGAGGCCGCATCCTACTTCGGCCTGGGCTCGCAGCTGCACCTGATGGCCGTGGCCCTCTTTGCCGGCATCGGCTCGGGCGGCGTGAAGGTCGACGCGTTCCCGCTGGCCGCCGGCGTGGGCGCCTCCACCGGCACCATCGTGGTATCCGGCCCGGCGACGGGGGCGGGCACCATCGCGCTCTACATCGCCGGCAAGCGCGTACCCGTCGCGGTCGCCTCCGGCACCTCGGCCAACGACATCGCCACCGCAATCGCCGCGGCGATCGGCGCCAAGCCGGAGTTGCCGGTGAGCGCCAGCGCCAACGCCGCCACCGTGACCCTCACGGCCAAGTGGGCAGGCCTGTCGGCCAACGACATCTCCATCCGCAAGGACCTGGGCTCCGGCGAGTCGAGCAGCGAACCGGCCGGGGTGGGCCTCACCCTCAACGCGATGTCGGGCGGCTCCTCCGATCCGGCGATCACCACCGCGCTGACCGCCTTCAACGCCACCTACTACACCTGGGTGGTCTGCCCCTACAACGCCGACACCTCCCTCGATGAGCTGGAGGCGGCCGGCGCGGCGCGCATCGACCCGGCGGTGAAAAAGCCGTTCATCGGCGTGGTCGGCTACACCGGAACGCGCACCGACTACCTCTCGTGGCTCGGCTCGCGCAACAGCCCCTGGTCGGTGGCGATGCCCGTGGAAGGCTCGCCGAACCATCCGGCCGAAATCGCGGCCGCGGTGGTGGGCGTCTGCAGCCGCTCGGCGGAAGCCGACCCGGCCCGCCCGTTCCGCACCCTGGCGCTGCCGGGAATCCTGCCGGGCACCGGAGCGGACTGGACCTGGGCGCAGAAAGACGCCGTCGAGCAGGCGGGCGGGTCCACCTACATGACGCTGGCCTCCGGCGAGGTCGGCATCTACGACCTGCTGACCACCTACGTCACCAACGCCCTGGGCGCGGTGGACGAGTCGTGGCGCTACGCGGAGACGGTGAGCAACGTGCAGGCGAAGATCTACAGCCTCGACCAGCTGTTCCTCTCGGCGCCGTTTGACCGGGCCGTGGTGGTCGATGATGCGGCGATCACGGCCAAGGAATACGCGGTCAGCCCGAAGCGCGTGAAGGCGTTCGTGATCAGCCTGGTCGACAGCCTCTGGATCCCGGAGGGCTGGAGCAAGGATCGCGACGCGATCGTGGCCGGTATCCAGGCGGAGATCGACTCGAGCAACGCGGGGCGCATCAACGTGCTGGTACCGGATGTGATTTCAGCCGGCCTTCGCATCGTGGCGGTGAAGTACCAGTGGTCCTTCGCGGCCGCGCAGTAAGCGGGAAAAGGAGAAATAGACCATGGCGATACGAGCAGGCGACATCCGACAGCTGACCATCAAGGGGCGCGAGTTTGACGTGAAGGCGGAAGACGCGAACGTGTCTGTCGACCTGGGCGGCTACAGCAACGAGGTCGGCCTCAACGGCAACGGAAGCACCAACGTCACGCAGCGGCGCAAGGTCGGAGGCTTCTCCGACTGCCCGGTGGCCATCGAAGACGAGCGCAAGGACCTGGAGTTCCTCCAGGAGATCGCCGATGCGGGCGTGCCCGTGCCGGTGAACCTCACCCTGGCCTCGGGAGTCACTTACACCGGCAGCCTCATGCCGATCGGAGAGCTGCGCAAGGCGACCGGAGACGGCACGCTGACGCTGGAGATGCGCGGCGCGAAGTTCGAGCAGATCTAAGACCAACACTCGACCTCGAGGAGCGGATGCGATGAGCGAAGAGACGAAAATCGCCGCCGAGGTGGCGGAAGCGGAAGTGGATCGAATCGTGGCGTTCTTCGAGGTCGACCCTGACGGCGCCGTGTGGGCCGAGTCGCGCGCCCGGCTGGTGAAGGCCATGGGGCGCGGCAAGCTCACGCTCGAGGAGAGCGAGGCGGCGCTGCGCCTGGCCCTCGCGCGGCCGATCGAGTTGGCGGATGGCAAGAGCCAGATCACGGAGCTGCTGTTCCGCGAGCCGACCGCCGGAGACCTGAAAGCCCTCGACCGCTACCGCGACGGGGAGCAGATGGCCAAGACCATTCACCTGGTGAGCAAGATGACCGGCCAGCCGATCGGCGTCATCGAGCGGCTGGCCGCCCGCGACCTGGGCACGATCGGGGCGGTGGCCTCGCTTTTTTTCTGACGCTCCGCGTGCCGGTCCGCGACGCCCTCTGGGCGGTGGCCGGCCGGTTCGCCTTCGCGGAGGCGGAGCTGTTGGCGATGCCGGTAGGCCGGCTTCGCTTCTGGTATGACGGACATCGGCGCATGGTCGAGGAAGAGCGCGCCGCCATGCAGGGGTTAGCACGTGGCCAATAAGTTCACCATATCGACAGTATTCCAGGCGGTCGACGCGATGACCCGCCCGATCGCCGGCATCGAGAAGGCCGTCGACGGGCTGGGCAAGAAGACCGCCGCCGTCACCAGCTCGATCGGCCGGGTGGCCAGCGGGGCCGGCAAGGTGTTCGCCACGGTCGGAAAAATCGCGGTGGGCGTCGGCGCCTCGGCCATGGCTGCCGGCACGGCCGTGTTCGGCCTGGCCACCAAGGCGAGCAAGGCCGCCGACGACATCGCAGAGACCGCTGCCTCGCTCGGGATGTCGACCAAGGCGCTGCAGGAGTACCGCTACGTCGCGCAGCTCACCGGGCTCACCACCGAGGAGATGGACAGCGCGCTGTCCAAGCTCACCGTCAACCTCGGCAAGGGCGGCTCTGAGGTGGAGTCGGCCCTCGCCTCCATCGGCCTGTCGGTGGGGCAGCTGAAGGCGGCCGGACCGGACCAGGCCCTCGAGGCGGTGGCCAACGCGCTGCAGGGCGTGCAGGATCCGGCCCAGCGGGCCGCGGTGGTCACCACATTGTTTGGCCGCTCCTCGATCAAGATGATCAACGCCCTGTCGGGCGGCGAGGCCGCGCTGCGCTCCTTGCGACAGGAGGCCGGCCAGGTCGGCTACGTGATGGATGAGGCGGCGATCGCGGCCGGCACCACCATGGGCGACGCGCTGGACCGGCTGCAGGCGACCGCCGCGGGCCTCTTTAACCGCATCGGCTCGACGTTCTTCCCGATCGTCACCCAGGCGGTGGACGGCATCGGGAAGTTTATTTTACAGAACGAGGATCTGTTTGGCCGGGCCGTGGCGAGCCTGGGCAAGGTGTTCGAGGCGATCGGCCCGTTCGCCGAGAAGCTGCTGCAGGCGTTCGCGCCGCTGCTGGAGCAGATCGGCCCGATCTTAAGCGGGGCGATCGACAAGCTGGTGCCGGTGTTTGCCCGACTGCTGGAGGCGGCCGGTCCGGTGCTGGAGAAGATCATCGCCAGCATCGATCGGATGCTACCCTCGATCCTGAAGGTGGCCGAGGCGGTCGGCAAGGTGCTGATCCCGGTGTTCGAGCTGTTGAGCCCCGTGCTGGACCTGATCCTGCCGGTGATCGAGCTGCTCGCGCGCGGGATCGCGGAGGTGGTCGGCTGGATCGCCGACGGGCTGGGCCCGATCGTCGAGTGGATTACCGGCGTGGTGGAGAAAGTCTCCGGCTTTTTCGGGGGCAAGAACAAGGCTCCAGCCCTCGCGATGGCCGGCGCACCGGCCCTCGCCGCCCCGGCCCTGCCGGCCGCCGGCCGAGCCTCGGCCGTGCCGCTCTCCTCGCGTTCCACCACCATCGAGAGCAACAGCACCACCACGACCCAGCGCGGCATCGTGGACGTCAACTTCAACGGCGCCCCGGCCGGAACGACGGTGAAGACCTCCGGGGCCGCGGCCCCGGCCGTTACCCTGTCGACCGGCTCGGCAAGGCGCGACTCAAGGAACCGCTGATGGCCTACCTGGATCGACTGCGCACCGCCGAGTACCTTGCCCCGTCCGGGGGCGCCCCGTTTTACCTGCAGTTCGACAGCCTCGAGCGCGCCGGCGGCAAAAAGGCCGCGGTGCACGAGTTTCCGCAGCAGGACGCGGTGTCCGTGCAGGACCTGGGAGGCCAGGCGGTGCGCTTCCCGCTGGCCTGCTACATCAGCGGGCCTGACTACGACCAGGAGGCCGACCGCTTCTGGGAGGCCCTGGGCGAGCGCGGGCCGGCGACGCTGCGCCACCCGCGCTACGGCGACCAGCAGGTGCTGGCGCTGTCGTTCACGCAGTCTGAGCGGTTCGTCGACGGGCTGGGCCGGGCCGAGTTTGCGATCGAGTTCATCGTCATCGACGAGGCCGCCGCCGCCCTGCCGCGCACCAGCGTGGCGCTGGAGGTCACCGCGGCCGCCGCCGGCGAGACGGCCGCCGCTACGCTGGAGGCGGTGCTGGCCGAGGATGCGGCCACGATCGCGGCGGCCAACGCGGCCGACCTGTCGACCTCCCGCGAGGCGATGCTGGAGGCCTCCTCCTCCCTCGCCTCTGCCGGCGAGGCGCTGATCGGGGCCGCAGAGGATGGCTCGGCGATCGGCCCCGGCGTGCGGCTGGCTGACACCGACCTGGACGCCCTCGCCGAGCGGCAGGCGTTCCGCGACCAGGTGGCCTCCGCGTTCGGCAAGTCGATCCGCGAGCTGGAAACCGGCATCGATACGCTGATGCTCGATCCGGTCGCGCTGGCCGACTCCTGGATCAGCTGCGCCCGCCAGCCTGCCCTGGTGGTCTCCAGCATCGGGGGCAAGATTTCCGCCTACGCGGGCCAGCTCGACCGGGCGCTCACCTTCAACCCGCTCACCGCGCTGCAGCGGGCGGTGCACGGCATCACCCTCACCGGCCTCACCCTAGGGGCCGTGAGCGCCAGCCTCACCGGCACGCTGCAGAGCCGCCAGGAGGCGGTGGCCGCCGCCGATGCGCTCTCCGGCCTGTACCGGCAGGCCCTCGCGGGCCTGGAGGCGGTGGGCGCCGACCCGTCGCTGCTGCTGGCTCTCTCCGATGCGGCCAGCCTCGCCGGCCGGGCGCTGCTGGAGCGCTCCTACACGCTGGACTCCGAGCGGCGCCGGGTGCTGGCCACCGAGCGCACGCCGCTGGACTTCGTCTACGAGGTTTACGGCGGCATCGACCGCCTCGATGAGTTCCTCCGCTCCAACGGCCTGGGCGGCGATGCGCTGCTGCTGATGCCGGCCGGCCGGGAGGTGGTCTACTATGCCTGACGAGGTGGAGGTCACCATCGGCGGCACGCGGTTCACCGCCTGGGAGGCGCTCACGCTGCAGCGCTCCATCGATTCGGCCGCCGACGCGTTTTCCATCACCGCCCCGTTCGATCCGGCGCGGCAGGACGTGTGGAAGGCCTTCCGGCCGTTTAGCTACCCGGAGGCCACGGTGGCCATCGACGGCGAGGTGCTGATCCGCGGCACAGTGGAGTCGGTCGGCCCGTCGCTGTCCGGCGGCGAGCGGCAGATCACCGTGCAGGGCCGCAGCCGCACCGGAGTGCTGATCGACTGCGCCATCGACGGGGCCGGCTACCAGTTTGCCGGCATGACGATCGGCGAGATCGCCGCTCGCCTCTGCGAGCCGTTCGGGATCGAGGTGGTCGCAGGAGAGGCGGGAAGCAGCGTATGGAGCCGCGCGGGGGCCGCTGCAGAGGAGTATGGCAAGCCGATCGAGGAAAGCCGCGCCCAGCCGGGCACCAGCGTGTTTTCCTTCCTCCAGCGGCTCTGCGACGACCTGGGGGTGCTGGCAAGCTGCGACGCGCAAGGGCGCCTGGTGATCGCCAAGCCCGCCTCCGGCCAGGCGCCGATCGCGGCGCTGCAGGAGGGCCGCGGGGGCCTGCTGGCCGTGTCGGCCGACTACGACGGCACCCGCCGCTACTCGCGCTACCGGGTGCTGCAGCAGCAGGACGGGCTGGAGGCCATCGAAGGGCTGGCCACCGATCCGGCGATCGGAGCCTACCGGCCGACCGTGCTGGCCGGCGCCGACGGGGAGGCGAGAAGCGTGCAGGCGGCCGCCGAGTGGGCGCGCGCCCAGGCGCTGGCCGCCTCCGTGGGCGCGCAGGCCACCGTCTCCGGATGGCGGGCCCCTGGGGGGGAGGTCTGGCGGCCGGGCCGCATCGTGACGCTCCTGGCCCCGTCGGTCTACATCGGCCGCGAGAGCGCCTACATGATCGCCGGCGCCACGCTGAAGCTGGACGCCCAAGGCGGGCGCACCAGCGAGTTGCGCCTGGTGCTGCCGGCCACCTACACGGGGCAGATGCCCGGAGGTTACCCGTGGGACTGATCGCGACCCTGGTCAAACTCACCCGTGCCGCCTCGAGCACCAAGGGCGCCGCGCCGGGGAAATCGGTGGTGGCGCAGGCGGAAGGCTTTCCGGGCCAGATCCTCACGCCCGAGGTCTACCAGGGGCCGGGCGTGTACGCGATCCCGGCCGACGGCACCAAGGGCGTATACCTGCCGGTCGGCGGCGGGGAGCGCTACGGGGTGGTGGTGGCCGTGCACAACTACCAGGTGGAAGTAGACGTGGGCGGCCAGGGGGGGATGGCCATTTATTCGACCACTGCCGACGGCGCGACGGTCAAGGCTAAAATCGTCCTGAAGCCCGACGGCACCATCGAGATCAACGGCGACTCCAAGCGGCTGGTGACCGCCGATGAGCTGCAGAGCGCGCTCACCGCGCTGTGCGGAACGCTCGCCGGCCACGTGCACCCGGCCCACGGTACGCCCTCGCCGGCTTTGGCTGGGCTGGCCTGCGACATCAGCGCGGCCAAAACGACGACGGTCAAGACAGGCGGCTAAAGGTTGCGTATAATGTATCACCGTGCTATAATTTAGCCGAGGAGCCACATGGTATTCGACGGCGATCCGAAGCTCTATTCGACCGGCGACGCGTTTGACCTCGCCATCGAAGCCGGGCAGCCCGACATGGACGAAGGCCTCGAAAACGCCGTGACCATGAGCCTGTTCAGCTCCGGCCCCTATTGGGGCAACGTCTTTGCCCGCGACGAGGCGGAGCGGCTCGGCAGCGACTTCGAGGCGCTGTTCCTGCGGCCGCTCACCAGCCGCACGCGTCTGGATGCGGAGGCCGCCGTGAAGGCCGCCCTTGCCTGGATGGTCGGCTCCGGCCTCGCCAAGGCGGTCAGCGTGGAGGCGAGTCTGCCGTCGGTGGGCTGGCTCGCGCTGGCGATCACGCTGCAGCAGCCGGCCGCCGACACGCGCATCCGCTATTCGATCAACTGGGAGGCGATGGCGGTGCGCCTGGCGGGCGCCTTCCTGCCGGCCCGCGACATACCGCTGGTGCGCACTGCGCTGGACGGCGGCTACTACAACAGCTGGTATGAGGATTTCATCGACTGCGGCGCGCCGGACACTCTGGCGTTCGACCCGGTCTATTCTGGCGGCGACGCCACCGGCGCATAAGGGGCGGCCTCATGGCGGCAGGAAGCTACGATTTCGAGTTCGAGCAGGGCGTGCCCTGCGTGAAGGTGATCGCCGTGGAGGGCCTGTCCCTCACCGGCCTGTCGGCCCGGATGCAGATCCGCGAGCGTCTGGGCGGGCCGGTGCTGATCACGCCGACCTGTACGGTGCTCTCCCAGGAGATCACCGTCACCATCACCGCCACCCAGAGCGCCGCCGTGCCGGTCGCCTGCCTGGGCCAGTATGAACGCTACCCACTGATCTATGACCTGGAGGTCTACGCCGGCGCGGAGACCGACCAGTTGCCGCTACGCCTGCTGCAGGGCGTCGCCACACTGATCCCGGAGGTCACCAAGTGAGTGACATCACCGTAATCGTCTCGCCCGGCAAGGGCGACAAGCTGGTGACGCTCTACAAGGTCGCCGACACGCGGCCGGACACGCCGACGGGCAACGCGCCGGCCGGCTGGACCAGCGCCCCGCAGGACGGCATCAACTGGGCCTCGGTGGCCTGGTTCAACGCCCTGGGCGTGCTGATCGGAGCCTGGTCGACGCCGGTGCGCTGGAGCGGCGTGCCGATGACCGAAGTCACCCAGGCAATCGCCGATCACGCGGGGCTGGACAATCTGGTGCACGGCATCGACAATGCCGACGCGATCGGCGTGCTCAACAAGCTGCGCTGGAACGCGACCGAGGAGACCGTCGAGTTCGACCTGAACGACGAGGTCACGCTGCAGATCGGCCAGGAGCAGGTCGTGCACGCGCGCAACGCCACCGGCTCGCCGATCGCCAACGGCGCGGTCATCTACATCAACGGCGCGGTAGGCGGCAGCGGCAAGCCCACCATCGAGCCGGCCGACGCTTCGGCGGCCTCGACATCCGAGCGCACGATCGGACTGGCCACGCAGGACATCGCCGACGGCGCTGACGGATTCGTCACGATCAGCGGCCTGGTGCGAGGCCTGGATACCAGCGCGCTCACCGAAGGCGCGCTGGTCTACCTGGACACCATCGCGGGCGGCATGACCTCGAGCAAGCCGGCGCAGCCGAACGCGGTGATTTCGGTTGGATTCTGTATCTACAGGCACGCGAAGAACGGCATGGTGTTCGTGAGCGTCAACCAGATGATCGGCCACGCGGCCAGCCACCAGCACGGTGGATCCGATGAGATCGGCACGGCCACGCCGGCCGCGAACGCACTACCGAAAGCAGACGGCAGCGGAACGCTGAACGGCTGGATCACGGCGATAGACGGAGGGAATGCGAATGGCAACTAAAATCCAGTTACGCCGCGGGACGGCTGCGCAGTGGACCGCTGCGAACCCGGTGCTGGCGGCGGGGGAAGTCGGGATCGAGACCGACACCTACAAGATCAAGTTCGGCGACGGCATCACGGGCTGGACCAGCCTGCCGTACACGCAGCCGGCGGCCGTCAATTCCGCCTCCGCGAAGGCCACGCCGATAGATGCCGACCTGGTTGGCATCGTCGACACTGCTGACGGCAACAAGCTCAAGAAACTCACGCTGGCGAACCTGTTTGCCTACGTCGGCAGCAAGCTCTACGCCTGGATCGCCGCGCTCACCGAGAAGGCTACGCCGGTCGATGCGGATTCGTTCCATTACGCCGATTCCGTCGGTACGGCATCGAAGCGCGTCACATGGGCGAATATAAAGGCAACGCTGAAAGCGTTTTTCGACACCGTCTATCCTTCGCTTGCGCACGCAACGCGGCATAAGCATGGCGGAGCGGATGAAATCGCCACAGAAACGCCAGCGGCAAACGCAATCCCGAAGGCTGGCGCTGACAACAAGCTCGCTGCAGGATTTATCCCCCAGGCCACAGAAAGCGCCGTTGGCGGTGCGGAATTATCAACTTCGGCCGAAGTGTCGGCGGGGTCTTCGGCAACAACGGTCATCACTCCCGCAGCACTCGCCGCTGGGTTCCCGCACATCAAGCAACTCGCCAATGCCGAAGCAGAAACGGCGTTGTGGGATTATGACACGGCCGCGAAGATGCCGCCCGCGCTCCTGCGCGAAATCGTCGAGGCATCATCCGGCGGAGCGGCAACTGTAAAGACGGACGATCTCGGCTACCCGTCGATGATGTACATCGTCCGCGGCCCGATCCTTGCGGGCCACATCCACGCGGACATGGGATCCGTCTCGGCACTCAAGACCGCCGTGATAGCGGCGGCTGGTACCGGCTACACCGCAAACGACGTGCTGACCATTGCGGGCGGAACCGGCGGAACGGTGCGCGTCCTGACCGTCGGCGGATCGGGTGAGGTGACGAGTATCGTCATCGCCAATCCGGGCACGGGATACTCCGCAGCCACCGGAGCCGCCACCACTGGCGGCACGGGATCTGCTTGCACGATCACCACCACGATCGGCCCCGTGCATCCCGCGTTCCGTGTCAACGGTGTGGATAAAATGGAGCTTCTGATCGCCATGTTCAAGGCGACGCAGTACGGATCAGGGGCGACTGCCCGCGCCGTATCGTGGCCAGGACTGATGCCGACCGGATCTTTGGACTTCGACGCATCGAAAAAACTCTGTACCGACAAAGGCGCTGGTTGGCACATGATGAGCATGTACGAACAGGGCCTGGCCGAGTGGCTCTCGATGAAAATGTCCACCGAGCCGCGCGGCAACACGTATTATGGGCGCTCACATGAGTCCGGGTACGAGTATGAGTGTGCCGTGCGTTCCGATGGCCTAGCTCCTGGCATCGCATCAGGAACGGCGAAACACCGCAACGGATCTGGACCCGACGCATGGTCGCATAACGGAAAGCGTTGGGGAATCCACGACCTCAATGGATCCATGTGGGAGTGGCGCGACCTCATGAAAGAAGTAGATGGCCTGCTGTATATGCCCACTGACAACTACTACGGCCTTGCAGAATCATCGTGGCCGTCCACGGGCGTGTATCTGGACAACACCACAGCAACCTCGGGCGGAGCCCCCAGGCTCTCCAACGCTCGCGACAATGCCCTGGTGGATCCAAATTCGTCGAGTGTCGCGCATAGCTCACTGACTATGACTGCCGGATATGACGGCCTCGATTTGGCGATCAGGCAGCGCATGCTCCTGGCGGGGCTGGCGCCGAAGATTTCATCGGGCGGCACGAATCCGTGGTCGCCGAAAGGCACGCTGTACAATCGGAATTATGGCGAGCGTCTGCCGCTCTGCGGTGGCGCCTGGTACTACGGCTCGGATGCCGGTGTCGCTGCTCTGTATCTGAGTTATCCGCGCTCGGGCGTGGGCAGCGGTATCGGGTTCCGCCCCGCTTTTCTTTCCTGATTTTTGACTCTTGGAGCTCTGAGTATGGATGGATTGACGGTCTTGACGAAGTGGGAAGATATGGCCGCGTATGCGTACGTCGCGCTGAAAAACTACCCAAAAAGCGAGCGGCACACGCTCGCTGCCAGGACCGTCAATGCGCTCATCGATGCAGGAGCAGCGATTCAGAGGGCTGGTCTTATTGGAGATAAAAACGAAAAAAGATTTTTACTGCAGGAGGCTGATAGGAATATTGCCAGGTTTAAGCTCATGGTTCGCCTGGGCGTGAAGCTGGGATTCATGCCTATAAAAAAAATGGAAGTCCTCAGTGGATTTATTGCTGAGGTCGGGAAGATGCTCGGCGGATGGCTGAGATCCGTCGGGCAGTAGAACGGGGTGCGGCTAAATGTGGCGTCTGCCGATCTGCGGTGGCAACTGGAACAACGAATCGAATGCCGGTGTCGCTGCTCTGAATCTGAATAATCCGCGCTCGAACGTGAACAACAATATCGGGTTCCGCCCCGCTCTCCTTGGCTGCAAGAAGCCTGCACCTTATGGGGTGCAGGAGAATGCACGCAAGAAAAGGAGTCGCACTCCACCCCGCATGCGGGGAAACATGAACAGGACGAGGCGACCAGTAGGCGAGCGCCGACCGTCGCCGAATCCGCCCAAGGACAACATGAGGACCGTCAATGGCATCTGGGCATCAGCGATCGACTACGCCAGCCTCTATGAATCCTATAAAAAAGCATCTCGCGGTAAGCGGTACACCTACGAGTCGATGAAATTCAGGGCGAACCTAGAAGAAAACCTGATTCAAATTCAGAACGAGCTGATATGGAAAATTTACCAGCCGTCGCCGCTTCGCGTATTCACTATCCATGAACCGAAAGAACGCACTATTTCTGCTCCATCGTTTCGGGATCGCGTAGTACATCATTCTCTCGTGTCAGCGATTGAGCCGGCGTTCGAGCGTAGATTTATTTCTGACACTTTTGCATGTCGAGTAGGAAAAGGAACGCACCAGTCAATGTATCGGATGCGAGATTTATCAAGATCAGCGCGTCGTGAATGGGGATCATACTGGATTTTGAAATGCGACATCAGGAAATTTTTCCCTTCTGTTCGTCACGATATTCTAAAAGCAACCATCCGCCGTACGATATTTGACCGAGACACGCTGTGGCTGATCGATACGATTATCGACTCGGCTGGAGAGAGCGGAGCAGGAATACCGATCGGCGCGCTTACTTCGCAGCTCTTTGCCAATATCTACCTAGATCCGCTCGACCATTATGTAAAAGACGACCTTGGGATAAAGCACTACGTCAGGTACATGGATGACTTTGTAATCCTTGGAAAAGGCAAGCATGAGCTGCGCGAAATCCTATCTGGCATCTCGGCATTTCTTTCCGGCGACCGTAGCCTGGCATTAAATCACCGCACTGGAATATGGCCAGCAAAGCACGGAATTGACTTTTGCGGGTATCGCATTTGGCCCACCCACGTGAAACCAAGAAAACGCACCATCAAAACGGCAAAGCGAAGGCTGCTCGCGATCAGCAGGAGATATCCATCTCCAGATGCGTTCGCCGATGCGCGCGCCATGCTTATGTCATTTCTGGGATATGTGAAACACTGCAGCGCCTGGCGCAGCACTGAAGCCGTACTCGAGCGGGCAGCGTACCGCCCGAAAGGAGACCGATCATGATTAAACAGTATGCAGACGAAGCCGCAGCCCGCGCCGACCGCGATGCGATGCTCGCCGCGACCGACTGGACGCAGGCAAAAGACTCGGAAAACAGGATCACTGGGCAATGCGTTGAAAACTTCGCCCGCTACCGCCGCGAGGTCTACGCCGCCAAGCACCAATCGGGATGGCCGCTGACCGTGGACTGGCCGGACGAGCCTGCCCTGGAGCGGCAGGAAGATGTCGTGGCGCGGGCTGAAATCTACGCGCCGACGGCAAAAGAGGAATAACGAGACATGGCCGTGACGGTCCCGACCGCAACGCAGATCCGCGATCAAATCATCGCCGACATCGAGGGCAAGATCGGCCAGACGATCCCGGCAGCGCCGAAGGCCTTTTTCCGCGTGCTGGCCACGGCGCTGGCAGGAGTGCTGGTCCTGCTGTACCGATTCGGAGGATGGGCCTACCAGCAGATTTTCCCGCAGACAGCCGACGCCGAAGGCCTGGCGCTGATCGGTGGCCAGTACGGATTGATCCGTGCTCCGGCTGTAGCCGCGGTCTTCCAGGCGGCCGCCAGCGGCACCAACGACACGATCATCCCGATCGGGACGCTCTGGACGGCGAACGGCGTGGTCTACACGCAGAAGGCCGCGGTCACGATCACCGGAGGCGCCGCGACCGTCACGGTGGAGGCGCTCACCGCGGGAGACGCGACCAACCAGGCGGCCGGCGCGAAAATCGCCCTGGTCTCACCGATCGCCGGCGTGGATACTGAGGCCACGGTGGGCACCACAACGACCTCCGGCGAGGACGCCGAAGCGCTGGAGACCTACCGCGCTCGGATCCTCTCTCGCCTGGCCACCAGGCCGCAGGGCGGCGCCACGCCGGACTACATCACCTGGGCGCTGGAGGTGGCAGGAATTGTCAAGGCCTTTGCCTTCCGCACCGATGCCGGCGAGGTCACCGTCTATCCGCTGATCGCGCTGTCCGGCACGCGGATCCCGGACGCGGCCAAACTCGCCGAGGTCGAAGCCTACCTGGACGATCCGCGCCGCCGGCCGCTGTGCGCCAACGTGATCGCGGCGGCCATGACCGAGCGGGTTATTTCTCCGACCGTGAGCGCGCTCGCGCCGGATACCACCGCCATGCGCACGGCGATCGAAAACGCCTGGCGAGCGTACCTGCTGAGAGCCTTCCCGCAGCAGTACACCGACGAGCCGAATCCCACCGCGCTGGTGAGCGCGGCCGGACTGTTTGCCGAGTCGGTCGGAGCTGGCGCCAATTCGATGACCATGAGTATGTACATCGACGGCAACGCCTCGCCAATCACCGCCTACACGCTCGACGACGACGAGATCGTCAAGCTGGGGACCATCACATGGCCGGCATAATCGGCAAGGCGGTGCGCCGCCTGCTGCCGGCCGGCATGGCCTGGCGCGGGAACCACCTGCTGATTGAGGGCCTGGACGCCGCGCTCGACCGCGTGCGCGACTATCTGCGCGCCATCGTCAGCGAGGCGCGCCCTGGCAGCGCTGACGCCACGATCGACGAGTGGATCAACCTGCTGCGCCTTTCGGTGCCCGTCGATTTGCCGCTGTCCGGCAAACAGGCGGCCGCCGCGGCGGAGTGGGCGGCCATTGGAGGCCAGTCACTCGAATATGTGAACGCCAAGATACAGGCCGTTTTCCCGGACATCTACATTGAGGAGGTCGGCGGCGCCGAGGCCGGCACCGCGGGCGTCGGCGAGGTGGGCGCGGCGGTCACCGAAACAACCAACGAGTACACCTTCAACTACTACGTGTATGGGGTCTATCCGCTGTATCGCGATTTTTCGCGACTCCAGGGAATAATCGCGCGCATCGCGCCGCTGCACCTGGTGCCGATCTATTCAGTGACCACGACCGACCGAGACGTGGCGAGGGCCAACATCGCCGCCACCGGCCTGGCCCGATGCGGCCGCACCGTGTCGCAGGCATAAGGAGAAAAAATGAACAGGACCACCGCAACAGGAAGCGTCGACGGCCAGTATGTAGACGACAATCCTGGGCTGGGAGTGACCGGCACGCTGCTGATCGCGGCTGACCGCAACGCGATCCAGGAGGAGCTTGTCGGCGCCATCGAGGCCGCAGGGCTTACTCCAAGCGCCTCAGACAACGCCCAGGTGACCGCAGCGATCAAGATCCTTGCGCTGGCCGAGGTCACCGCGGCACGGATCCTGGAACGGCTGAAAACGGTGGACGGCGTTGACTCTGGCCTGGATGCCGACCTGTGGCGCGGCCAGGCGCCGAGCGCCTTCCAGGCGGCTGCCACGGCGATCAATACCGGAAACATCGGATCCCAGTCGGTCAACTACGCCACCACGGCGGGAAGCGCCACCTCGGCGGGAAATGCCGACACCCTGGACGGCGCTCATGCGGCGACCACCGGGGCGAATACGGTTGTCAAGCGCGGATCGAACGGCGAGATTTACGACCGAAACGGGGAGGAAATTGTGGCACTTCGAGCGCATCATCAGGTCATTTCACAGAGCCTTGTTGCTGGAAATATTTCTTTTACCGTCTCTTACGCACCCAAAGCGATCACGTTCTTAAAAATAGGAAATCCGTCTGGCTCTGTCACCGACGCTGAAATCAGCAATGTGTCAATTAGCGGCACGACCGTTTCGTGCTATTACAGCGGATCAAACGGGACAATGGCGATTTCCATTTCGTATCTGTATTGAGGCATATGCCGGAAAGGGGAGGAACCTTGATTGAATCGAACCACGGCACCGGGATCGAGCGCAGGTAATTTCGTCTCCCGAGGCACGCCGCGCGTGGCCGACGAAACGCGGCCGACCAACTATACCGTCAAGATCTGGAAGCGCACCGCATGACCGCCGCGCTGATCCTGCTCGCCATCATCGCGGCCCTCGCCGTCGCGGTCTACCTGGCCGCGCGCGCGGCCGCCGCGCAGAAGCGGCGCGCCGACGATGCCGAGCAGCTGCTCGTCTCGATGCAGGACCAGCTCCGCATGCGCGACGCGCTGTCCAAGAAAATCGAGGAGGCGCACGATGCGCAGGCCGAACGGCAAAAACAGGTTTCCTCTGGCGATCCTGGCGCTGATTTCGCTGGTAGCCTGGACGTCCTGCGCGACGTGTCCCAAAAGCGACGCGCCGGCCAGTAGCCCGCCTCCGCTGCCGGCCATCCGCTGGCCGACCTTCCCGGATCCCACCGGCCAGGTCGCCCGCGATGCCGACGGGATGGTGCGGATGAGCCTCGCCTACTGGCTCGCCGTCACCCGCTACGTGATCGACGTGGAGGCCGGAATCGAGATCGTGGAGGCCTATCGTGGGAGCCAACACTGAGCGCCGGGAGACGAGCGAATACCGGGAATACAAGAAAAAGCTGCTCGCGCTCGGAGAAGAATACTTGCCGGCCGCGATCGCCGAGGCGGTGAACCAGGTCGCCGGGTTCGCTCATGTGCAGCAGCAGCGCAACGTGAAGGCCACCTTCATCGTGCGCTCGCCGTTCACGCTCGGTTCCTTCAAGTTCTGGAAGGCCAGCCCGAAGAAAAACATCGCCAAGATCAACGCCGTGACCGGCTCCGTCTCTCCGTACCTTCCGGTCCACGAGGCAGGCGGAAAGATCGCCGCCAAGCGCACCTACGTGCCGATCCCGACGCTGGCCGCCCGAGGCGGCAATATCCAGAGCAAGATCAAGCCGCGCTACTACGCCGGCAAACTCGGGCCCAATCAATTTGTCGGCGCTCCGCGCGGCCTGGTGAAGGGCAAGGCGCGCCCGTTCGGTGTGTACGCCCGCACGGCGCGCAACAAGCACCTCACCATGATCCGCAACATCACCAGCACCAGCATCGACATCAAGCGCACCAACTGGCACACCGAGGCGGTGGGCCGCTACGCCAAGCGCGAAGTGCTCACCGACGCCTTCATTCGCCAGGCGCAGCAAGCGCTCGCCGCCGCCGTGGCCGGGAAGAAGTGAGGGCCGCCGCCGGCAGATCCAGCGCCGCCACCACCTTGTCCTGGACGGCCCGGATCGGCTCGAGGGCCTTCGGCCGGTAGTCTGATACCTTCAATCCTTACCGTCCAAATAGTCCGGTAAACCCAAAAACAAGCCGCATATTCTACGAAAACCGTATTTGCTACAGATTTGCTACATGACGTTTTTTCACTAAATACCTAGAAGATTTTAGTTGACAATAGTTAAGGTATCGCTTTACTATAAACGACGCCTACACTGAGGGGGTTCCGATGAGTCGAAAATACACCGCCTTCCAATTCCGCTGGCCGGCCGCGCTCCACGAGCGGGCCGTGCGCATCGCGCGTGCCGAGCACCGCAGCCTCAACGCCCAGCTGCTCTACTGGCTGGAAAACGGCGGGATCCCTGCCGGGCTCCTGGATGAGACGCGGGCCGACATGGTCGAGGCCCAGATCATCGGAGGAGGGGCCGCATGAGCGCATACCTCGACATCACCTTGAAAATCGAGGCGCTGTACCGCGCCGAAGCCTGCTGCCGCAGGAATGGCAAGCAGGACATGGCCGACATCTGGCACCAGCACCGGCTGGTCCTGATGGAACGGCGCAGCGCAATGAGCCTGGAGCAGGCGGAGGAGGCCGTATGAGCGACTCCGTCAGCCTCGAGATGCTGCCTGATCCGATCACGCCGCCCGAGGTCGCCGCCGCCCTGCGCATCGTTCGCTCCACCGTGTTTGACCTGCTGCGCCGCGGAGCGATCCGCCACCTGCGCGTCGGCACCTCCAGGCGCGCCCGCATCCTGATCTACAAAGCCGACCTGATCGCCTGGATTGAGGCGAGCAAGACCGGGACTTCCATCCACTAGGAGGGCCTCCATGGTCGGCATCTTCGAGCAGGCACGGGCCTGTATTGGCTCCGCCGTCATCGAACAGCTTTTGCACGCGCCGAACGCAGAATGGCGCGGCGATGAATACTTCACCCTCAATCCCACGCGCGCCGACTCCTCGGTCGGCAGCTTCTCGATCAACGGCCAGACCGGGCTCTGGCACGATTTCGCCTCGAACGAATCGGGTGACCTGGTCGACCTGCTGGTCGCCATGCGGGGCGCCACCAAGCGCGAGGCGGCCGAGGAGATCGTGCGCCTGGCCGGGGGCACGGTACGCGATGAGCGGCCGCAGCCGGCCCGCAAGGCCGCCCGCCGCGATCGGCCAGAGGCGCAGATCCCGGCGCCGGAGGCCGCGCTCAAGAGCCTGAACGCCGCGGCCAGCGCCTCCTGGGTCATCGAGCGGCACGGCCGGCCGGTAAAGGGCTGGACCTACCGCACCGCCGCCGGCGGGGTCGCCTTCGCGGTCACGCGCCACGAAAAGCCGGACGGCAGCAAGGACGTGCTGCCCTGGTATTTCGGGGTGGACGGCGGCTGGCACAACGGCCAGGCCTATGAGCAGGGCCGGCCGCTCTACAAACTCGACCAGATCGCCAAGGCCGACCGCAGCGTGCCGATCCTGGTGGTCGAGGGCGAGAAGTGCGCATCCATAGACGTGCCCGGCTACCTGGTGACCACGTGGGCCGGCGGGGCCTCCGCCACGGCGCGCACCGAATGGGCGCCGCTGGAGGGCCGAGAGGTGGTGATCTGGCCGGACGCCGACGCTGCCGGCGCCAAGGCGGCCGCCGCCATCGAGCGGCGCCTGCCGGGCGCGCGGATTCTATCGGTGGCCGGACGGGCCTCCGGCTGGGATTTGGCCGACGCGGTGGCCGAGGGGATCGACCCGATCGCCTTCATCGCCTCCGCGATGCCGGCCACCAGCCGGCCCGGCGATGCCGGGGAGTTTTGCTGCCTGGGCCACGACGGATGCCATCACTGGTTTTTGCGCGCGGGCGTGCGGATGCCTTACAAGATCGCGCTCGGCTCGTTTACCTCCTCCAAGCTGCTGTCGCTTGCGCCGCTAGCCTTCTGGGCCGCCCACGGCCAGGTCACCGACCAGGGCAGCATCAAGACCGCCGCGGCGCAGGACTACGTGGAGTCGATGTCCTTCGAGGTCGGCCAGTACCGGCCGGAGCGCATCCGCGGCGCCGGAGTCTGGCGCGACAAGGACGGCATGATGGTCAACGACGGGGCCCGCCTCATCATGGCCGACGGGCACCCGGTCGCCTATGACGCGTATCAGTCGGAAAACTACTACATCTCGAGCAGCACGCAGTTCGGCGCCATGATCGGCGCGGAATCCACCGCGGAGGACGGGCGCGTGCTGCAGCAGCTGTTCCGCGCGCAGGGCTTCTCCAACGCGACCCAGGCGATCCTGGCGATGGGCTGGGCGCTGATTGCCCCGTTCGGCGGCGTGCTGCGCTGGCGGCCGCACATCTGGGTGACCGGCCGCAAGGGCTCCGGCAAGAGCTGGGTTCTGGAAGACCTGATCCGGCCGCTCTGCGGGCCGTTCGCGCACAAGGGCTCCGGCAAGGACAGCGAGGCCGGCATCCGGCGCGCGCTCAACCAGGATGCCCGGCCGGTGATCCTCGATGAGATGGAGCCCAAGGGCCAGCGGGCCGCCGAGAAGGTCGCCAGCATCCTGGACCTGGCGCGCAACGCCTCCTCGGACGGCTCCGGCTACATCACCATCGCCAGCCCCGACGGCGGGGCGCAGCGGTTTGTGGTGCGGTCCTGTTTCTGCTTCGGCAGTATCCAGACGCCCGACGAGGGGGCCGCGATCGCCAGCCGCATCAGCAAGCTCGAGCTGCGCGCGCCCGTGGACCAGGCGGCCAAGTTCCGCGAAAGCGGGCGCCTCTTTACCGAGTGCATGAGCGATCCGGGCCGCTTCACGCGCCGCATCTTCCGCGCGCTGCCGCGAATCCTGGCCGACATCGAGTGGATCCGCACCGAGCACCTGTGGCTGTTCGGCGACCAGCGCCGAGCCGACCAGATCGCGCCGCTGCTGGCCGCCGCCTGGGCCGTGCAGTCTGACCAGCGCCTGGCCGAGTGCGAGGCCGGAAGCGCGTGGCTGGCCGATCTGTCCGGCGACCTCGCCGCCGATGCGGACGCGGGCCTGGACGACGAGGAAGAGGTGATCGACCACATCCTGGCCGCACACATCAAGGTGGAGCACGGGGTGAAGACGGTCGCCGAGCTGCTGCGCGTCGGCTACATCGCCGGCGAGAGCTGGGCGCAGGACGAGCTGGCCCGCTACGGGATCCGCGTCTACCGCAACGGCCTGGCGATCGCCGACCGCTCCGAGCAGATCCGCGCGATCCTGCGCGGCACCGTCTACGCCGGCGGCTACGGGGCGCAGATCAAGCGGCATCGACTCTGCATGAGCGAGCGGCCCGCCCAGGTTCGCCTGGCGGGAAACCGCGCGCAGTGCTGGGTGCTCGATTGGGCCCGGTTCCGCGAAGAGTACATCGAGGAGAGTCAGCCGGAGGCGGCTGACCGGTTCTAATCACCAGCAGGAGGACAGCATGGGCATCAATAATGAGGGCGCGGTCATCACCAGGATCCTGATCGAGGCAACCAAGAACGGCTGGCGTCTGTTTCGCAATTCCGTGGGCCTGGCCTGGCAGGGCCGGCCGACCGAGGAGTACTCGCTCGCCGGCCGCTCAGGCGAGTCGGTGCACGTGGTGGAGTTGGCCGGCGCGCGGCGGGTGCAGTACGGCCTCTGCCGCGGCTCGAGCGATCTCATCGGCTGGCGGCCGCTGGTGATCACGGCGGACATGGTCGGCCAGACGGTGGCGCAGTTTGTGGCGATCGAGGCGAAGACCGCGCAGTACAGCCGCACCACCGCCGAGCAGGACAACTTCCTCGACCAGGTGTCGCAGGCCGGTGGCTTCGCGGCGGTGGCCCGCGGCACAAACTCCGGCGAGGTGATGGTCTGCCCGGTGGAGGTGGAATAATCGGCGGTTTTGTGCGTTTTCCGCTTGCGTTTTATATCACAGTGATATACTATGGTGAACATACAGGGGGGACGACATGAAGGCGCGAATACTGATAAACGACAAGGCCAACGACGGAAACTTCCCGAAGGCGTTTCTGGTGCGCCTGGCGCGCATGGGCGCCTCGATTATGGCTTACCCGGAGTCCGGCGCTGGCGGTGAACCGGTGGACATGGACACCGACGACGGGTTTAACTTTATTCGCAACTATAACGGTAAATAACCGCCAGCCCGGCTTCGGCCGGGCTTTTTTCCGGGCTTTATATAGTACAGTGATACAATCGGGGGAGATCGTGCAGCTTCGAGAATACCAGCAGACCATCGTCGACCAGATCCGCGACGCGCTCCGCCGCGGGATCCAGGCGCCGCTGGTGGTGGCGCCCACCGGATCCGGGAAAACCGCGATTTTCTGCCACATCGCCGCCGGCGCCCGCGCGCGGAAAAACCGCGTCCTGGTGCTGGTCCACCGCGCCGAAATCCTGCAGCAGACGCTGCGCTCGATGCACCGCCTGGGCATCACCGCGGGCCAGATCATGGCCGGCCGGCCGATGACCAGCGATCTGATCCAGGTCGCCTCCGTGCAGACGCTGATCCGCCGTCTCGAGCTGGTGAAGCGGCCCGACCTGATCATCACGGACGAGGCTCACCACACCACGGAAAAAAACACATGGGGGCGCATCCACGCCTACTGGTCGACGGTGCCGAACATCGGCTTTACCGCCACGCCGCAGCGGCTGGACGGGGTGGGCCTGCGCGACTCCTATGACGAGATCATCCTCGGGCCGTCGATCGCCGAGTTGGTGCGCGACAGCTGGCTGTCCTTTCCGGTGATCTACCGGCCGCCCCAGGAGGTCACCGCGCAGTACCACATCAAGCGCGGCGACTTTGACGCCGGCGAGCAGCAGCGGGTGATGACCCAGCGCCAGATCGTCGGCGACGTCATCGAGCATTACCGCAAGCACCTGGACGGCCTGCCGGTGATCGTCTCGTGTGTGTCGATCGAACACGCCCGCGTGATGGCCGAGCAGTTCAGCCAGGCTGGATACCGCAGCCGCGTCGTGTGGGGCGATATGCCGCAGGCCGAGCGCGAGGAGGCGATAGGCGGCCTCGGTGACGGATCCGTCCAGGTGGTCACCTTTTGCGATCTCATCGGTGAAGGCGTGGATATTCCGATCGTGGCCGGCGTGATCATGCTGCGCCGCACGCTGTCGCTTGCCTTGTATCTGCAGATCGTCGGGCGCGCGCTGCGCCCCTATCCTGGCAAGGAACGCGCCGTGATCCTCGACCACGCGGGAAACTACCAGCTGCACGGCCATGTGCTGGCGGACCGCACCTGGTCGCTGGACAGCCAGCGCCGCGGCCTGAAAGGCGAAGCGCCGCCGACCACGACCAGCTGCCCGCGCTGCTACGGCATCTGGCCGGGCAAGCCGCGCGAGTGTCCGGCCTGCGGTTTCCGCTTCGCCGAGGAAATCCGGCGGCCTGCAAAGGACATCAAGATCATCGCCGGCGAGCTGGTGGAGGCCGGCATCGAAGAGCAATACGCCGATATGACGGCCGCGTTCGTGGCCGCTGCGATGCGTGCCGATCCGAAGATTCGCCAGAAGATGCTCCTGGGCCGCGCCTTCGCGCTGGCCGGCCAGGGCGACAAAGGCCGCCAGACGATCAAGGCGCTCGCGGCCGCGGTCGGATATCACGAGAAATGGTCAGAATGGGCCTGGCGGTACGCTACGGCCAATCATCGATGAGGGGAGGCAATCATGCAGATGGCTGTCAGCGTGACCGTTGACGGGGTGCAGTTCGACGTTGAAGGCGAGTACACGCCGTATACGCCGGCGCGCATCGCCGCCGATCCGGACGACTCGTACCCGGCCGAAGGCGGGACGCTCGAAGATGTGAAGGTGCGCATCGGGGGCCAGGACGTCGGGCGGGTGCTGTCCAACCTGGTGTGGAATGCGGTCATCGAGGCCGCCGAGGCCGAAGCCGGAGGCCAGGCGTGAACCGCTACACGAAGATCCGCGATTTCCACGGCGAGCGCTCCAGGGGCGTCGGCAGCTCCGACATCCCGGTGCTGGCCGGGCTGTACCGCAACTACGGCAGCACCACGCTCAAGCTCTGGCAGCAGAAGACTGGCCGCATCGAACGGTGGAACGGCAACGAACGCACCGCCTGGGGCCACAAGCTGGAGGGCATGGTGCTGCGCGAGTTCATCGCCCGCCACTACGACGAAGACGCCGCCGATGAGTTCATCGTCGCCAAGCGCCGCGGCCGATCCACCGGGCCGTTCAAGACCGAGACCGAGGCGCGCCATCCGGAGCGGCCCTACTGCTTGGCGCACGCGGACCTGGTGGTGCATTTCGACCGCGCGCAGGACAGCGAGGAACCCTACATCGTCGAGGCGAAGACCGCCGGCATGATGAGCGGCAAGCGCCGCGAGGGGGTGATTTTTTCCGGCTACGATCCGGACGACCTCACCGCCCAGGGCATCCCGGATGCCGTGTACCTGCAGGTGCAGTGGCAGATGTACGTCTATGGGGTGAGCACCTCCTACGTGGCGGTGCTGATCGACACTGCCGATTACCGCGAATACGGGCCGATCAGCTCCGATGCGCGCGTGCAGGAGAAATGCCTGGCGCTGGCCGAGCGATTCTGGCGGCTGGTCGAGACCGACACCACGCCGGCGCCGGAGACCTGGGACGACGTCCAGGCGCTGTTCCCGCACCAGGCCGACACCACCGCCATGGTGGGCGGAGAAGACGAGCTGCGGATCCGCGAGATGATCGGCCGCGACAAAGACCTTTCCGCGCGCATCAAGGCCCTCGAGGAGGAGCGCGAGGACATCAAGAACGCGGTCGGCATCCTGATCGGCGGCAACAGCGTGCTGGCAGCCGCGGACGGCCAGGTGCTGGCCAAGTCGGCCGAACAGACGCGCGAATCGGTCGCGCTGTCGAAGATCGCCAAGGCCGCGCCGGACATCGAGGCGCAGCTGCGGCAACTCGGGCTGGTCACCACCAGCACCTACCGCACGGTGAGGTACTGAGATGAAAAAGATCATCAGATGGATCGGATCATGGATCGAGGCGGCCGTGGACACGCTGGCCGGCCCGGACAGCCACGCCGAGGTGCGCTACAGCGAGCAGCGCGTGCGTGAGCTGGAAGAAGAGAACGCATACCTGCTCGCAATCATCCAGAACGTGACCGATGACCTGGCCGAGGCGCAGCGCCACCTGCGGGGGTACTGATGAGCGCCAAGAAAGCGAAAGCCGCCCGTACCATCGTGCGCGGCCTGGTGGCTCGCACGCCCGCACCGAAGCACGCCGCGCGCTGGCCGTGGGAGTGGGTGCCGATCCTGGGCATCTTCATCCGCCGCCGTCGGCTGCGCGCCGCGGCCGCCTCGGATGCACTCCACGCCGCCGCGATGAAAAAAGCGACGAATCGGATCAAAAATCGCTTGCGTTTTATATCACTATGATATACTATAGATAACAGATAGGACAGTGCAGGCGCATCAAGGCGCCGGCTTGCAGGAGGTTACCATGCAGCAATTCAAGATCACCAGGCAGTTCGTTTCCGGTATTCTGGCAGGTCTGACCTATACCGAGGTCACTTCCGTTTTCATGCCGGTTGGCTTCACCTGCCTGAATCCTATCGGAGGATCCGGATACACGATCATCGCCTGCGAGCCGGTTTGACCGCCCTGATGATGGCCAGGCGGCACCTGGCCGAAACCGGTATTGCGTAATACCGGTAGGCGGAAGCCACCGTCCGTATGGGCGGCAATCACGACGGCCAGTCGAAAATGGCCATGCGGTTTATTCGATGCGATACGGCAGTCGGCTTGATACACCGGCAAGCCACGATCTTTGTTTACAGGTTGTGCCCGGCGGACCGAAACGCCGGGACTTGGAAGCGTAACGAAATGGTTACGCGGGGATAGGCGGCCGCCGAGTGCCCTCGTTGCGGGTTCGACTCCCGCCGCTTCCAATCTATGCGCGACACCCCCGGAAACGGGTTGCGTTTGCCTGCTGTTGGTGTCAAAGCAGGACGGGCAGTCCGACGCCTTGTAGAGTCTGGCCCCGGAGGGATGGCTGGCTAAGATCGGATAAACGCTGACTCCGCGTGGCCCCGGCGATACGGGGTACATGGTGGGGAAATCCTGCGAAAAGTTCCACCTAAAAGCACAGGCAGGACGTCGGCCCCGACGATACAGGGGCGTGGAACCGTAGGAATACCGGCAACCGATTCAGCCGGGAAACGAAAGGTCATCGCGTGCGACGTTCGATTCGTCGCCGGTTCCAGAGGCTGGGTAGCGCCCAGATGAACTGGCAAAACAACGGGATAAGGCCAGAGAGATTGCCAAGAAAGCCCGACCAAGGAAGCGTGGCTAAGGCCGGCAGAAGAGCCGGCGCCGGGAACGATCGTCCGGTCCGCGCGGGGGCAGGTCCCGCCGCTTCCAATCGCTGCCCGTATGGGCGGCAATCACGGCGGCCCGCCGTCAAGGGCGATGCGGGACTCAGGTGTTCGTATAGGCAGTCGCCGCCTGGTGGCTGATCGCTGCAGCCGAATACGGCAGATTTTAGGAGGAACCATGGCCAACAACCAGACCGAGCAAGAGTTTTTCGCAGTTGTCGCCACGGGGCGCAAGGGCCTTGAGGACATGACCGAAAAGATGGGCGGCGAGATCATGGCCGTCGCGGCGCGCAGCGTCGCTGATGCCGGCCCGACCTGGCTTAAGCGGGCGGTGGTCAGCATCGCCAACAACGAGAACCTGGCCGACGTGCTGAAAACCAGAGCTGGCCTTTTCAGCGTATACAAGGCGCTCGCCAAGAGCGCCACCATGGGCCTGCAGATCGGCGGCCAGTTTCCGCACGCGCACCTTACGCCCTACGACGGCAAGGTCGAGCTGATCGTCAGCGCCGAAGGATACAAGCACGCTGCCGTGTCCGGCCCTGGTGCGGTGCTGTCGGCGGTGGAGATCCGCCGCGTCTATGACGGTGAACAGGTGCGCATCGATGTGGGCGCCGGCAAGGTCGAGCACGTCATCGACGTCACCAAGGAGCGCGGCAAGCTGATCGGAGTCTACGGGATCATGACCCGCACCGATGGCACGCGCGCGGTTGATTATATGACGCGCGCCGAGGCGCTTGCCATCCGCGACAGCCACAGCCGGGCCTACAAAAACGGCAAGGGCCCGTGGAAGACCGACGAAGACGCGATGATCGAGAAGACCGCAGCAAAGAAGTTCCTGCGACGCTACGCCGCAGAGGCCGAGGGACTGGCGATGCTGTTCGGCAACGACAGCGAGGACCAGGCTGTCGAGTACACGCCGCCGCCGCGCGACGTGTCTGAGCGCATGGCCGGGCACCTGGAGCGCAAGGTAGAGCGCACCGCCGAGATGCCGGCGAAGCCGGCAAGCGAGAGCGCCGAGGTCGTCACCGCCAAGGTCGTCGAGCCCGCGGCGGGCGCCGAGCCGCCCGTGGAGCTGTTCTAACCATGAGCGGCCCTGACCTACTGACCATCAAGCAGGTGGCCGAGATGCTCGCCTGTCACACCATGACCGTGCGGCGCAAGATGGCTTCCGGCGAGTTCGGGCCCATCACCCGCCTGGGCCGCAAGGCAGTGCGCATCAGCCGCGCCGGCGTCGAGGCCTACATCAGCCTCCACACCGAGGAGATCATCCGATGAGCACCCGCAAGATCTACGACCTGTCGGTCGTCGTCGGCAGCTATACCGACAAAACCGGAACCCAAAAGAACCGCTACCAGAACATCGGCAGCCTCATGCAAACCGACCAGGGCGGCAAGTTCCTGCTGCTCGACCGCACCTTCAATCCGGCCGGCGTTCCGTTCGACGCCTCCAAGGGAAACCAGATCCTGGTGAGCCTGTTCGAGCCGAAGCAGGCCGTCGCCTCCGGCAGCAGCGCACCGGCAGCAGGAGATCAGGGCCATGGAACCGACGACATCCCGTTCTGAGCGGGCGCTGCAGATCGTCAACCGCTGGATCGATGTCGCGTTCGACCAGGGCCTGGTGCCCCACAAGGCCGTTTTCTGGACCGCGCGCGACATCCTCGAGGGCGACATCGACATCCCGCCCGCGCGGGTGCTGCGCGTCATCACCTTCATTACCGAAAAGTGCCGGCAATCCGAAGACCGGGAGATCCTCCTGGCAGCACTCAAGGAGGTAACATTATGACCTGGCTGTTCCACTGGATGATCACATCCATCATCTTCATGGCCGGATACATGTTCGGCGCGTTTATGTCATCAGGCAGGCGACGCGATGAGTAGAGGCAGGCGTCCCGACGAGTTTTACGTCAACGGCGTGAAGGTCATCGGCCGGACCGGAGTCATGGTCGAATGCGGCGTCGCCTACAAGGAGCAGCGGGTATGACCGCGCGCGAAATCTTTGCCATGCGCGCCCGCGCCCAGACGATCCGCCGCGCGATCATCGACCAGGCCAAAGAGCACTATCGCCGAGCACCGAAACCAGCGCCCGTGGTGGTGCCAGATCCGGTTCCTCCACCAGCGCCCGTGGTGGTGACGAAACCTGTCCTGGCACCAGCGCCTGTCCTGGAAGCCAAGCCCAAGCGCGCCCGGCGCGAAAAAATGCCCGCCAAGGCGGAACGCCGGCCCGTGGGCAGGCCGCGCAAGCCCAAGCCAGAGAAACCACAGCCTCCGGCCGGCTGGCGCACGGTGAACGATTTTGCCGCCAACGGCGGAGGATCGTCCAGGTCAACGATCCTGAACGGCCTCAAGGCCGGCGTTATCCAGTCGGTCAAAATCGGCCGTGAGCGCTGGTTCGATCCGGCGACGCTCGAGGAGTACCGACGGCGCGGCAAGGAGAACCTCCAGGAAAATATCCGCGTCGCCCTGGCCGCCTGGGCGGACAAGCACGGCGCCCACCGCGCTCCTCCCGGCACGATGCGGGTGCGCGACCTCGCGCGGAAGTATGATCGCGCGGAAGCCGGGATCTACAAGGCGATCAGGCTCGGCCAGCTGCCATCGGTGAAGGTCGGCGCGCTGCGATGCGTGCGTCCGTCCGATTTCGAAGACTACATGGCGCGCGCCAAGGCGGTGCTGTCAGAGTCCGCGGTGCGCGCGTATACCGCGAAGATGCGGAAGTGTGCGGAACGAAAAAAGGAGAGCAAGTAATGATCAGCAAGACTGAAAAGGCCGTGATCGGCATGACGTTCGTATCAGTCCTCATGGGCATCGCCGGGATCTTCGCCGGATACCGCTGCGGCTACAAGGACGGCCAGCTCGACGCCGCGCGCGGTCATCTGCGCTGGTCGATCATGGATGGCGTGGTCGTGGAGTTCCACGGGCTGGATGTGGATCAGGAGGCCAATGAATGAAAGTGCCGCCGGTGTTGCGGAAGGCAGGCTAGTACCAAGATTATCATACAGAAGTGTGAAACGCGGGAGGCCAAGGAATGAAAAATAATCATATTGATAGCAATCGTAGATGTTTGGTTGCCCATTTTGATTCAACTGGAAA